CTGTCAAAGTTAATGATGGAGCCAAATCTATTGCATAAATCATGGCTGATTGAACTACCTGAGATTGACCAGCAATTTAAGACTAAGAACATTGAACCATTTAAGAATCTGATCACTACCAGAGTTGATGAGCAGCGTAAAGCATATGCGCGAGACTCAGAAAAGATGCCAAGACAATTTGTTTTCATTGGCACCACTAATGTCAATACATTACTGGTTGATAGTACAGGTAACCGCCGATTTATACCTCTAGAAATCGGTGTGAAAAAAGATGATAACAATTCTGGTAACCTGCAGCATACTGACTTTGCTATACCGTGGCAGTTGTTACGCGAGAAGCGTGACTCACTCTGGGCAGCAGCTATTAAAGACTTTAGAGCTGGTAAGCCATACGAGTTTAGCTCTGGAGAGATAGCAGAAATGGCTAACTATCAAAAGCAGTTTGCTGATCCAGATCCCTGGGAACAGTCTATTCTTAAATTTATTGCAACCGAAGAGGAAGTTACTGTAGACCAAATACTAATGGATATGAGTGGTCTTGGTTTCAAAGAAAAGATGGACAAGTTATCACGCAAGGACTCTAAGCGTGTAATTGATGTCCTTCAGGCTAATCAGTGGAGAATGAGAAAAACTACAAAGAATGGTAAAACCATAAGACCTTGGGTGAATCCCAACCCTCCAGAAAAACGCCCCGATAATAACTATTTCTAATAAACTAGAGCTGAAGACTAACGGTGATATTCTCAATGATTCGATCCCCTTATCAAATTGGCCATAGAGTCAAAGTCCTTAGTAATGGACAAACTGCACTCGTAGTTGGTACGCCTGAGCATTACAGCGAGACTTCAAATCTGCTTCGTATTAAATACGAAAGTAGTACTCGATACGAACACATGATTGAAAGCCAGGTTGAGATGCTTCCCATTGAGCAGCAGTATCCAAAGCTTGGCGGTACATACACAGGAGATAAGAGCAATGGCTGAAGCACAACCTTCCAGACGTCGTGGTGGCCACGCCTATGGCCGACGACATTCCCAAATGTCCAACACGGCTGAGGAGGGTGAGCTCTGCCTATATGTCGGGCACGCGATTCACCGCTTTTCCGAAAGTTCCATGCGCTACGACAGCCACCAGGCTTGCACTCGTTGTGTAGCGTCTGCGCGGGAGGGGCGTCTGTCCTTTGACGTCAATCGCTTATTGAAGCGGTGGCGCCCTAAGGCTCTTGAATTCTGGAGCAATGTCGATATTGCTTCACCAGATGAGTGCTGGAATTGGCACGGAAAGATCAATTCCCGCACCAAGCAGCCACAGTTCCCCTGGCGGCGTGCAGGTATTGCATCATCAACTCAGCACCACCCCCAGCGTGTGGTGATGTGGCTGACGTGGGGTGACCTAGGTTTTACAGGAGTCAAAACCACTTGTGGTAATAAATACTGCTGTAATCCTTTTCACCTCATTCCCCAGAAGATAGGTGTCTTTATAGACCACGACAGCTATCACGACAGCTTCGAGCTGGCCTGTGAACTACACACTCTCAAGCAGCAGATCCATGACTATCAGATGGATAAGGCGATTGAGAAGGAAGTCGAAGTCAAACGTGTGGCAGAGGTTCAGGCTCGCCACGACATGCTGTTGGATGTAGATGCTGAATACAACGATCGTTTTGAAGCTGTTCTGACCGACATGCTTGAAGGACGCCACATCTCTCAAACTGAGGCTGAAGATCGCGCTATGTATAGGCAAATGCCAACTGATAATTCCTATGAAGAGGTTGATGAATCAGATGATGATGAATCCACAGATTTCTAATACTTCGCATAGTATAAAGTTACAGAATCAAGTCATATGTCTCGTCGTATTGATCTTTTGCAACAACTAGTTGCATCAACAAAAGGTGGTTCACTTGAGCCACATCAGGAGAAGTATCTTGCGGCTACAGCTGAGTTGATTCTGACTGACCTTATCAACATTGCTATCAACGGTGTCCAGGTCTACGGAGCAGGCACACTAATGATCAACTTGATGAATGATTCGACTGTCTATATGTCAGGCCATCACATCGAGGAGGACCTGCGCAAGGCAGAGTCACATGAGGATGAAGACGTTGTCACCATGCTCAGATCATTGATGGAGCAGATTGACTCCAACGACTGGTCTAAGTACGTCCTAATTACAATAATTTCTAAGGATGGAACAAGAACATTTAATTGCGAAGCAGGTGGGAGCCAAGAAGGCCTCCGAGCGCTCGCAGAAGAATTTACAGGACAAGCTTAAAGAGCACGGCCTCAAACTTCCTCTGTATCCGACCCCTCAGATCATTGAACGGGCACGGCAGGTCATGGGAAGTATTGACTTTGATCCGACCTCAGACCCTGTACAGCAGGTGCTGGTGGATGCTGTTTCTATTCCAGCTGTTGATACCAATCCTCTACAAGAACATTGGCACGGAAATGTGTTCGTATCTCCTAAAGGTGCTGTTAAAAACAACCGAATGTGGTTTAATAAAACTCTTAGTGAGTATCGCAATAATTACATCAACAGCTTTGTGTTCTTCACTAGTGCTTCTGAACTTATACGAGCATCACCAGCTGTACTCGACTATCCATACTGCATCCCCTTCAAGCGCGTCAAACAGTTACGAGCAACTCCTAAGGGATTCGAAACTGTCTCACCGTCCACCTGGAACCTCATCATCTACGGACCTCCCCTAGAGCAGGCACTGACCAACGTGGACCGCGTGTCGCTCTTTTACTCCACGTTCAGGGACATCGGTCGTATCTGCTTCAACGAGTACGCAGGTGACGACTGGCATAAGGACCTCGAGTTCTACGACAACAACAAGGGAGACGTGTGATGGCTAAGGGTCTAGCGCCAGATTCCATGTACATGTTGCCGTCGGGACTTGAGGTACATCCTTGGCGACTCATCCATAAGGACGGAACCCTGATGTGGAAGCATGCACTGCTCCACCACAACCACCTGGTTGCTTTGCCTGAGAACATGGCTCATGAATCGCACATCGTCAAAACGGCGCAGCGAATCGAGGAGCTCAACTCCTGGGTGTCAAAGGGGCTCGAGCCCTGGGACTGTTTGATGCCCCACTGCTGGTACAACCCTGAGTACGACGAGCTGTCAGAAGGTATTTGTCTATACATGAAGCATGTCAGCCTGCCGAACAAGCAGGTGCTTGAGGTGCTTAGGCCTCACGTTCTGGACCACGAAACCCTCGAGGAACGTGAAGTCTTTCTGTTCTTTAAGCGCTGCTGACAGCCAGTAACTTGCTCGCGCTGATGCTGATAATGAAACTAAGCCGTAAAACGACGTCCCACGACCTCGTCCTAACGTAGTAGGGATACGATATTGCACATGCAGCAATATGCACTAGTAGACCGCTCACCATATCAACATGCAGTACTACGAAGTATCCGGCTATGACTAGGAAACTTCCTAGTACACGCATCCAGGTATCGAGTCTCATAGCTTCTCAATTAACCGGTTCAGATACCAGCGAGCCTTCATAGCGTCCTTCTTAGGATCGTCCTTCAGCCAGAGCCTCAGCAAGTACTTCAGCGTATTCCACTGCAAGCCACCTACAACCACGTTCGGTGCATCTTTTACAGCATCCTCGATTGTGTCAATTGCCTCCTGACCACCGCTTGTGTAATGGGGTGGATGGTCAACATCCGTTGCGCTGCAACTGATCTGCGCTTCTGCTTCTTCCTGTTTGATGTAAAAGCTTAACCCCAATGGCTCATGTAATGGGTACTTTGGGTAATAGTCTGTATTTTGGTGAATGCCACCTATATCTTCATTAGGTTTCTCATCTATAAAGTCTATGGTATCCATCTTTTCCTTAAACCTAACGGCTTCATCTGCGTCCAACTCATCGAGGAATTTCCAGTAGTCCATAATGATATCCGCATCAATGCTTGATTAGATCTAATATAGATGCTGAGACTTATATATGTGGGCTACTAAATGGCAATTGTGCAGGGCGATCCGCTATACATCGAGGATCAAGATAAGTTTTTTATGAGTGTTGCCAAGACATTTGCGTCAGGTTCTTCACACCCGATCGTGCCTGGAGGTTGCATTTTGGTGCGCGACAGGGACATAATTGGAAGCGGAAGGAGCGTCTTAGCTAGCTGTCGAGTCGAAGTCGACTGCGTTGCTCACTGCATCGCATCAGCTGCTAAGAACGGCACCCCAACAACCGGAGCTGTCCTATACACCACTCGCTATCCCTTCTCTGCAGCAGTCTTCCAGCTACACGTTTTAGGGCTACGGAAAATCGTAGTCCTGGCACACGACTGGGAGGCTTACTACAAAGACGAGTTCAGACGAGCGGCAAGGTTGGCACGGGAACTGGCTATATCCATCGAACCCCTTTTCCTTGATGAAGACGAGCGCTTCCAACCCAATACACAGGCGCCTCGCTTTGACGAGAAGGAAAAGCAGTTCCATGACAAGGACCTCTACACAGGCTTGCCTGCAGAGGAGGAGCAGTTCCCAATCGAACGTTATATCGAACACGACGATGAGCCAAAGAAACCAAGTTCTGATATTTGACATAGAGGCCACTGGCCTTCTTCGTCAAAGTTCAAAGATCCACTGCCTGGTTGTACGTGATCTTGCTAACCCTGATGACACCATTGTGTTTGATCACAGGGATACAAGCACGATCGACATGGGTATCGAGCTGTTAAGGAGATCCTCAGCTCTCATCGGTCATAACATAATCGGATACGACATACCCTTGATTAGAGAGAACTATGAGTTCGACTATGAAGGAGTTGTCGTCGATACGTTGGTTATGTCACGTCTTTTTTATACAACCCTTATGGATAAGGATTATGAGAAGAGACCCTCTGGTATGCCTCAGCGTCTTTATGGCTCACACGGACTTGAGGCGTGGGGATATAGAACAAAGGTCTTAAAGGGTGATTACGGAAAACAAGCTGATGCGTGGGACAAATACACACCAGAAATGCTTGATTACTGTAAGCAGGACACCTTGGTCACACTAAAGGTGTATGAATTAATGATGCGCCGTATGGAGGAATACGCATGACTCTCGTTCCAGTTCTAAGTGACGCAGTTCAGACAGAAATGCGAATTGCGCAGATGATGGCGCAACAAGAGCGCTCCGGATTTCGCTTCGACTATGAGGCCGCTGAAACGGTCCGTAAGGAGCTGAATGAACGCATGAAAGAGCTAACCACAGTTTTGGGCGATAAATACCGGTACTATCCTGGCAAAGTGTTTACTCCCAAGCGGACTGACAAGAAGTCTGGATACGTATCCGGCTCCCCTTTAACAAAGCTTCTGCCGTTCAATCCAACAAGTAGACAGCAGATAGCCTGGGTATTGCAGACGTTCCGTGGTGCTCGATTCACCAAGATGACAGATACGGGTAAACCAAAGGTTGATGAGTCAATACTTGAGGAGATCCGAGACATGGCTCTTCAACAAGGTGATAATGAACTTAAGATTGATTGCGAACGCTTCATAGAGCTGCTGACTCTTCAGAAGCACCTTGGGCAATTGTCTGAAGGTGCGAACTCATGGTTCAACACTGTCAAGGAAGATGGTTGTATCCACCACCGCTGTTACTTGAAATGTATTAGCGGGCGTATGGTTCACCAATCTCCAAATCTCGGACAAGTAAATTCCGCTGAGTGGGCACGTCGACTTTTCATACCTCATAAGGGTTTTATTTTGGTCGGTGGTGACTTAGATAATTTAGAGATTCGAGCGTTAGGGCACTATTTAGCACCCTTCGATGGAGGTGAATTTGCGAAGACTTGTGTTGAGATAGATATCCATAAACAAGTCGCGTTCCGCCTGGGCATTGATAGAGCGACTGCCAAGCGGCTGGAATTTGCCTATATCTATGGAGCTGGAGATCTTAAGTTGGGACACTCGTTCAAGCCGGAAGCTAGTGACCGACACAAAAAATCTCTTGGTAAAAGTATCCGAGCAAAGCTTGAGGATGCAATTCCTGGTCTTGCCCCACTCATGGATGCAATCAAAACAACAGTTAGAGAAAGAGGCTATTTGAATGGCCTTGATCGCCGACCACTTCGTATTCGCTCAGAACACAGCGCTTGCAATCAACTGCTTCAGAGTGCCGGCGCGATTATTTCAAAGCAATATTTGATACAGACACAGAATATGCTTGACGAGGCCGGCCTGGTATATGACCACGACTACACTCGTTGTGCTTACGTCCATGATGAGCAGCAATTTAGCGTCCTACCAAAGGAAGTCGAGCGCGTCAAAAAGATACTTGTTGACGCCGCTCCAAAGGCTGGTGAATATTATAATTTTCGCGTACTAATTACTGCCTCTTCATCATCGGGAGCAAGCTGGGCTGAAACACACTAGATATAATTAAGTCATGGATAACTTTTTACTTGCCATACAAGTGACTGAACCTGCGGCAGAACTGCTGAAGCGTTCTGTCGAAATGCACTTGGAATGCTGCAAGTCAGAAGACGAAAGAGAGATGCTCGAGACTATCAAGATCAAACTCAAAGGTTGTTTGCTTGAGTATCGCTTTCATCGGAACGACTAAACACATAGTTCAGTAGTTTTTGCTACAATGTTTATATAGAAGTGCGTTGAAGCCTACGGCTCGCAAGTACCACGCAGGTGGGAAGCAACGGGAAATCACTCACTTACCTGAACGCAAAATGTCTACACTAGAAGTAAGGGCACATAATCGTGCCAAGAAGGAATTTGCGCGTGCACGGAAGCAGCTTGAGGTTGCTCGTCTCCGCGTTACAACATATCGCGGTGTTGCCTATGAGGCTAATGCGCCTCAGGAGCTAACAACCAGCAAAGAGCTGACATATCGCGGAGTCGAATACACAAGCTGATCACAACTGGAGGCCCACTATGTTCAAAAAACTTCGAGCTTGGTGGGCCGAATACAAATATGCACTTCGCTTAAGTCGATGGCCCGTCCAAACTGAGCAGGAGGCAATCGAAGAGGCACGTAAGCGTCTTATGGCACTGCTTTATCCCAAACCAAAAGAGAACAGCTAATGATTGTACTTTACATTTCTACTGCATCAGTTGCGGTAATGGCCTTATTCTACTTTGAGTTAAAGGCTCTAACGCATCTGTAAATAACCTCGTCTCCAGAGTATCTACCAGCCCCGCTGCATAGGATCATCAAAGACGAGCTCCAATACAGGCAAATTAGCTCTAATAGATAGATATTAAATCCCGAGGTGACTACGGCATGGTAGACCGCAAAAGACATTGTTCCTAAAATTGCTAATGCACCAAGGCGAGTCATAAGTCCTGTAATAAGCATCCAACTACCAATAATTTCTGAAAACGCTGCGATGTATGACAGCGTTACTGGGAACGGTAGATGCAGGGGTCTTACAAAAGCATCTGCAAAGTTCTCTACGCCGTTAAGTTTTTCGTAACCGTGATGTATCAATAACGTACCAGTCATTACTCGAATGACTAGAATACCCATATCTAAGGCTATTGATCTCTTAATAATAAGACTAATCATTTTATCTTAGGTTTCTAAAGCTTTCCGCACGCTCTTTGGCTGCCGCCATCATTGCTATACGCAGGGGCTGTGCTGTTCTGCCTGCAGTAAAGGCACCAGCACCACTGCGCTGCGTTGTCCGCTCTGGTCGCTTCGCTTGCTTCGCCACGCTGCCCACCAGTTGGCGTACTAAGCCTGTTCCTTGCTCTGCAAAGCCTTCAGTTCCATTCCGCCTGTGGTCGACACCGGCATTTCTTAGGTTTGATCTCACGTTCTAATCTCCGACTAGACCCGTAGGTCAATGGACCCCAATAATCTTTAATTAAGCCGCAACGACATTCATGACACTTACATCCTCCGCACAAGTCGCAATACATGATAGTTGGATTATATGGTCCTTTATGCTTGTCGCCGCTCATCCATATTAATATCTGGGGGTATTACTATTATACTTTAATTCCATTTCAGCAGCATCATAAATACCAACCCACTCTGCATCAGTTGATAGCTGATCATCCGATAGCTGCCGAGCAAGCTCATTGACTGCAGCGATGTGGTGCGGTGAGTCTGGGTTGTAGTGCTTGAAGAACCAGTTCAGATCAAGTCTCATCAGCGCAGCCCTACGAATGCTTGGATCTCCTTGAGAGCAGTCGCTACTGGCTGCATTGTGCTCACCATTTTGGCAAGGGTCTGCTTATCAATGACTTCGATCGTATGTTCCAGCTTGGCAAGCCGTTCATCCTCACCACTGGTTGACTTCTCGACAACCTCGATTCTTGCCCTTAGATTGGACAGTTCTTCCTTATGTTTGGTATTGAGGAACATTGACAGCTTGGCACCCAGTGCAAAAGAAAGCAGAGGGCCAACAAATACTTCGAACGACATTTATACCCGTTGAACTTATAAAAGTCTAGCGAGCTATATCAATTATGCGGGCAGCTTGTGCAGACTATTTGTCACCTCATCCCGTACTCTGTCGGCCACATCTGACATGATGTTGACATCGATACCAAGAAAAGGTGGCACCATACCGATTACTCGCATGAACCCATCAACGAACAGTGCCAGGAAGATGATTCCTAGAGCCATGCTGATCATGGATGCATTGCGGTTGTGCCGTGTTATGGCGGCATCGATCATGACTGCAACTTCTTCCTTGCTCACCTGGTGCATATCGCTATCTGCATTTATGCAAATATAACAAATGTAATTAGGTGAACATGAGGCCGTCGTCGTTTAAGTCATCGTCCTCAAACCCAGGATCATCGATATCAGTTGGCAGATCATCACAGTCTGAATTTAACTTCAGAAGCTCAATGAAGGTCTCCTCGGATACGATTTCAGGTACTGGTCCGCCTTGCTCTTCAACCTTGAATAGTATTCCGTTTTCGTGAAGCAGATTTTGTATGCCGTTTTTCTGCTCCATTCTTGACCTTAAGAGTTTTAACGCAACTTTCTCCAGAGACCCCCGGCTCATGCGCACAACTTCGTGCCTTGCTCTCGCAAGGTGAAACCTTTGCTCTAGTGTTAGCGCTGTCAGTCCCTTCATTTGAATCCGTTCGTCTATTTTCACTCCATTCAATAATTAGATCACGCGCAACTTCATTATAAAACTGTTGCCGTTGAAACCACTCTAACCAATTTTTACTGCCTTTAGACTTATTACACTCGTGGCAACAAGGTACTAAGTTAGATCGTAGGTTACTACCACCCGATGTACGTGGTTTGAGGTGGTCAATAGTGTTCGCTCTTCTCACTCTACAGTAAGCACACAATCCTCCAAAGCTGTACCTAATATCTTGTCGGAACTGTCTTTTAGCAGATCCTTTGCTTAGGCAGTGGAGCTCGAACATTAGTTCGCTCCAGTCTTCAGCTATTCTCATACAGTTGCGTGCAACTTATGTACAAGCTAACAATGTTATGACTCGTACTTTTTTTCCTTGTTTTTCCACGGTGCACTGAGTCTTATCGGACCTCCCAGTGGAGTCGAGCCTTTTTCGATCTCTGAATATTTGTATTCAATCTCTCGTTTAGTATCTTCTATTGCTTTTGCCTTGATGGCACTGACCTGCCTGTCAACGTTCTTCATTGCCACTTCGACCTTATATGCTGACCAATCTTGGAAGCAATGAGCCCTGATCATTAGAACAATCTTATTATCAGCAGAAATTAGACCTAGCTCTACGGCCTTATCAGTTACAACGTAGACAATTACGTTTACAATCTGGTACTTCTTTTGGCTCATATATTTTCACCTAGGAAAGTATCGTCCTCGTTTTCGTCTTCAAACGTGCTGGGCTCGTCAAACAATA